AAATCAAGTGGAGAGGGTTGGAAATTCAGAGGACGTGGGTATATTCAACTAACAGGAAAATCAAACTACACAGCTTTCGATAAAGTAGTTGAAGAAAGTATAGTAGATAATCCAGATTTAGTAGCAACTAAATATCCTTTAGCTTCTGCAGCTTGGTTTTTCCATAAAAACGGCTTACATAAGATTGCTGACGAAGGAGCTACTGATGCAGTTGTAACTAAGATTACTAAGAGAGTAAATGGTGGTACAATTGGTTTAGCAGATCGTTTAAAGCATTTTAAAGAATATCACGCATTATTAGTATAATATGACAAATAAAGACATTGTACGTAAAATTATTTTAAGAGAAGTTGAAGCGATGGCACCAATGGTTCAATCGTTTGAGGACAATCCTATTGAGTTTCTTTTGCAAAAGTATCCAACCATGAGACAAACATTAGAAATGTTAATGTCTTCTGCTTATAAGGATTACATTACAGGAATTTATATTGTTGCTCCTAAGCCAACTACTTTTAAAATTGTTTTACACAATGATCAAGATTTCCTATTAACCTTTATGGGTAAGGTTTACGAAGCTACTGTTTCAGGTAAGAAATTCTACTTACAAACTATTGGTGAGAAGGAAAGATGTATGGAAGCTATTTCAAGATTACTTACTTTAGGTAATCCACTTCACAACAAAGGACCTGATGAAGGTGAACAAGCTGCTGATGCTGAAGCAGAAGGAGAAGAAGCAGAAAGTCCAGCTAATACCGCTACGGAAGAAGCAGAGGAAACGGAGTCATAAACCGTTGGAAGTCTGAAAAAGTTTTAGTAAATTCTAGTATAATCATTCGAATATGAGAACTACTACGGTTACAAGAACAATGAAGACATTATGTGGCAAAACTATTAGCTACATTCAAGAGACGGGTCAGATCGCAAAAGCACACTCAATCACTGGCCCAGCTATAACTTACTCAAAAGAAGAGAAGAAATCCCCTGAGTATTACCTATTTGGAATTAAATACAATAGAGCTGATTGGCAAGATTTACTTAATCAAACCAAAGCAGTGCCTGTCGGAGACGCTTTTAGACTAGATTAGTAGCTCTAACTATTTATTAACAAAGAATTACTATGAGCTCTAAGTTAAAAAAGTATCTAAAAGAGAGCATTTTGGCTGGAATTGCTAGAGTGCAGGAGGATGAAGAAGATGTAGAGGATGTTCCTTCTCAAAGTGATAACTATTTTGCACCTGAAGAGGATGAGCAAGACTGGGAAAAGGAACCAGAAACAACACAATTAGGCGATAAATCAGCAGGTGATTTGTACGCAAAACAAGAACAACTTCAACAGTTATTGGATAAAAAAGACGCATTATTAATGCAACTTAGAAGTGGTCAAATGAGCATGGATTCTTATAGAGATGCTATTGGAAATATTCCACAGCAAATCAAGAAATTAAGAGATCAAATTGCTGCTGAAACTACTCCTGAACCTGAACTAGACGATACCGAAGAAACAAATTAAAAGGTTATATGGCCGCTCAATCTAGTATAAACGACGCAATTAAGCAAGAACTTCTAAAGTGTAAGCAGGATCCTGTGTACTTTATGAAGAAGTATTATACTATACAACATCCTACTAGAGGTAGAATGACCTTCAATCTTTATCCTTTTCAGGAAAAAGCACTAAAATTACTACAAAGACACGACTATTCGATTATAAATAAGTCCAGACAGTTAGGTATTTCTACTTTAACTTCTGGTATTTCTTTGTGGATGATGTTGTTTGAGCAAGATAAGAACATTCTTGTTATTGCAACTACTCAAGCCACAGCAAAGAACATGGTAACTAAAGTAAGATTTGCTTACGACAACTTACCAACCTGGATGAAACTTCCAGTATTAGAACACAACAGACTCTCCTTAAGACTTAAAAACGGATCTCAAATCAAAGCAGTATCGGCAGCAACGGATTCAGCTCGTTCTGAAGCCGTATCTTTGCTTGTAATAGATGAGGCTGCGTTCATTGATCGTATTGAAGACATCTTTACAGCTGCTCAACAAACGTTAGCAACGGGTGGTAGATGTATTGCACTATCAACTCCTAATGGTGTTGGTAACTGGTTCCACAAAACCTTTAGTGCAGCACAGCTTGGTGAAAATAAATTCTGTCCAATCAGCTTACCATGGACAGTACATCCTGAAAGAAATCAAGTATGGAGAGATGAACAAACAAAAGAATTAGGTGAAAGAGCAGCAGCACAAGAGTGTGATTGCGACTTTAGCACATCGGGTGACACTGTACTTGAACCAAACACATTAAATTATTATGCCGAAAGTCAAATTGTTGATCCAATAGAGAGAAGAGGCATAGATAAAAACTACTGGCTTTGGTCATATCCAGATCCTATGAGAACCTATATGGTTTTAGCTGACGTAGCTCGTGGTGATGGTAGAGACTTTTCTACTTTCCATGTTATAGATGTGGAAGATGTAAAGCAAGTTGCTGAGTATAAAGCACAACTTCCTACTAAAGACTTTGCTCAAATGTTAAGAGCGGTTGCAACAGAATGGAATGATGCCTTACTTGTTGTAGAGAATGCAAGTATTGGATGGGATGTAGTAACATCTTTACAAGAAACTGGATATCCTAACTTATATTATTCTCCTAAATCAGAAGTAGTAGGAACTCAAATAGATTTATACGTAAGTAGATTTGATAGAGGAGATGGAATGGTTCCTGGCTTTGCTATGAATCAAAAAACAAGACCTTTAGTAATTGAGAAGATGCGTTCATTTATGAATGACAGACTTCCAATCATTCAATCACAAAGACTATTAGATGAGCTAAGAGTATTTATATGGAAGAATGGTAAGGCACAAGCCTTGCATGGTTATAATGATGACCTAGTAATGGCTTGGTCTATCGGTTTATTCCTACGTGATACTGCTCTTAGATTTAGAAAGACTGCAATAGACTTAACTTATGCTAGCTTAAATAGCTTTTCTAAAACTACTAATGATGGTTTCCAAGTTTATAACGGAGGTGGTTATAATAACTATGGTCAAGATGATCCTTGGAAAATGGAAATAACAAATGGCCAACAAGCAGACTTAACTTGGCTTTTATAAAAAATAATTATGGCAGACGAAATAAAACAACAACCTAAAACCAACGTATTCTCTTCCTTGAAGAGATTATTCTCTACTGATGTTATCATAAGAAACGATGGTGGGGAGTTAAAAACTGTTGATACAGGTAACATTCAAGTAGATGGTATCTTACAAACCAACTCACTTGTAGACCGTTTCAACCGTATCTACACTACCTCTCCTACGTATGGTTTCAACTACAACTTGTCTCAAAACTATCAAACAGCTCGTGTACAAATCTACGCTGACTATGAAGCAATGGATACGGATCCTATTGTGGCATCTGCCTTGGATATCATTGCCGATGAGTGTACTTTGAAAAACGATTTGGGTGACGTTGTACAAATTAGATCTTCAGACGAAAACATTCAAAAACTTCTTTACAATTTATTTTATGATATACTTAATATTGAGTTCAATTTGTGGTTTTGGATTAGGAATATGTGTAAATATGGTGATTTCTACCTTAAGCTCGAAGTCGCAGAGAAGTACGGAGTCTACAATGTAATCCCTTTTTCAGCTTACAACATCGTAAGAATAGAAGGATCTAATCCAAAGAACCCATCCGAGGTATTATTTAAGTATGATCCACAAGCTGCTTTAGGAGCATCTGCAGGATATGTAGCAACTTATAATCCAGAAACTGAGCGTGGTATTACCTTCTTTAACTATGAGGTAGCACACTTTAGATTGATTGGAGATATAAACTACTTACCTTATGGACGTTCTTATTTAGAGCCAGGTCGTAGATTATACAAACAATATGTGTTGATGGAAGATGCGATGTTGATTCATCGTATTACAAGAGCTCCTCAAAGAAGAATTTTCTTTGTTAACGTAGGTGCGATTCCACCAAACGAAGTTGAAAACTACATGCAAAGAATGATCAGCAAGATGAAGAAAACTCCTCTTGTTGATGCTAAGTCAGGTCAATATAACTTGAACTACAACGTTCAAAATATGTTAGAAGACTTCTTTATTCCTGTACGTGGTAATGATGCTTCTACTAGAATTGAGAACGCTCCACCATTGGAGTATAACGGTATTGAAGACGTTAACTATTTGTTAAATAAATTATTTGCAGCGTTAAAAATACCTAAAGCTTTCTTAGGATATGAGAAAGACTTAACTGGTAAAGCAACATTAGCTGCTGAAGATATTCGCTTTGCTCGTACTGTTGAAAGAATTCAACGTATTGTAGTTTCTGAGTTGACTAAGATTGCTTTAGTTCACTTATATGCAAATGGATATACAAACGAATCATTAACTAATTTTGAGTTAACATTAACAACTCCATCTATCATTTACGAGCAAGAAAGAATTGCTTTAATGAAAGAGAAAGTAGAATTAGCTTCTCAAATGATTGAGAATAACTTAATGCCTACTGATTGGATTTACGATAAGTTATTCCACTTCTCTGAGGATGAGTTTGATGAATACAGAGATCAAATTACCGAAGACAAGAAGCGTGCATTCCGTCTTAAGCAGATTGAAGAAGAGGGTAATGACCCAGCTCAATCTGGTCAAGCCTATGGAACACCTCACCAAATTGCTTCTATGTATGGTGGCAATGGTAACACTAACTTGGCTGGTACAGAAGTTCCACAAGGATATAATGAAATTAATCCTAACGAACCTTATAGAAGACCCGGTAGACCATCTGAGAATCCATCATTTATTAACACTGCAGCCGATCCATTAGGACCAGATAGATTGGGCAGAGACGACATGAACAAAGCTAAAACATCCGGAGAGGATAAGCTAAAAACTAAGTACCAAGGAAACTCTCCGCTTGCTTTAAACGAAAGTAGAGCTAAGGCGGAATATTACAAGAATAAGGCGGCTTTAGAGCAATTTGGCAAGAGAAACGTGGATTTGTATAAAGAGAGCAGTCTACTTAATGAGGACCAAATAAAGCCTGATTTACTGTAACTCGTTGATATTTATTAGTAAGCATTCAAATGTATGATCAAACATTCTAAGTACAAAAATACCGGCGTCCTATTCGAACTTTTGGTTCGTCAGGCTACCTCGGATTTGATGTCTAAAAAAGACCCGCATGCGGTTAAAATCGTGAAGAAATACTTCACAAACACGGAGTTAAGTAAGGAGTATAACTTATATAATACTGTATTAAATTCCCCAAAACTAAACGAAACTAAGGCTGAAATCCTAGTTTCTACTATTATTGATCAGGCTAAAAAGCTTGACAGAGAAAAATTAAGCAAGGAGAAATACAACATTATTAAGGAAATCAAGAAATACTACGACATTGATAACTTTTTTAAGGCTAAAGTTGAGACGTACAAGGTTTATGGAGCTGTTTATACTTTGATTGAATCCCAAGTTAGTAAAGAGTTTTCGGATACAAAACAAATTATTACAAATAAATTGACTCTTCTTGAGCATGTAACTAAGGAAAGCTTAACCGAAAGAAAGGTAGCTTCCAAAGTGGTAGAAGAGTTCATGAAAGAAGATAAGGAAATTAGAGTACTTGCTTATAGAATCTTAGTTGAGAAGTTCAACGAAAAGTATTCTTCTCTTTCTGAAGAGCAAAGAGATCTCTTAAAAGAATACATCAACAATATTTCAGACACAACACAGCTTAAAAGTTATCTTAACAAAAAGCTTGTAGAAGTTAAAAAACAATTAACTGAATTATCTACTCAAGTTCAAGATAAAGTAACCAAAATTAAATTAGCTGAAGTTCTTAATTTCATCAAACCTATAGAGTCTAAAGACTCAGTTAAAGACGAAACTTTAATTGGTTTAATGCAATACTATCAATTAATTCAAGAGCTAAAAGCTATTAAGTAATGAACAATCAATTTGCTACACAATTTTTATTAGAAGAATTAGATGAGTTTGAATCATTAAGAAGCATGCTATCTCAGTTAGGTGCAAGTGCAGATTCAATTGAGATGTTAGTTAATGCTGTGGCAAAAGGACATATTGAACCTTCCAAAGCTGTTGAGATTGTTAAAGCAACTGCGATGCATGAAGATGGCGCAGCAGCGGCAGCTCCTGCAGGTGGTTCTACTACTGGTGGTGGCGTAACAAATGGCGCTTCATTCACTCCTGGTACAGGTGAGCAGTACGCAATGGGCAGTAAGAAAATTAGTAGAAAGAAATTAGGAGAGGATGAAGGATCAGATGAAAAAGCAGTTGATATAACTGGAAAAGCGTATAGTATTGGAGATATTATAGAATTTAGAGGACATAAGTTTGAATGCCAAATCGGACAAAGAGGTATAGCAGTATTACAACATGTAGATGACGAATTAAATCCATTACCTGAATTTTACGAAGGCGGAACACCACAGTTTATTGCAATCTTGAAAAATGCTAAAATAATAAGTAGTAAGGGAGGTAAAGTTGCAGAAGATGCACCTCGTCTTGCAGGTGAGCCTTCAAAAACAAACAGCCAAGGTACTAAAAACTTGAACGCTTACAAAAGCGCAGGGTTTACAAAAGCTCCTTCAGCAGAAGCAGCAGGAAAGAAACTTAAAAGTATTGACGTAGAAGAATTATGGGAAGAAGAGCCATTAAATGAAAACTACTTCCGCTTCCGTAATGAAACTAAAACAAGATCAAAGCCTGAGCAATACCACCAAGCTGTTAAAACGATCACTAAAAAATTAGACGAAGTAAATAGACTTTTGGAGTTTACTGGAACCTTAAAAACAGAATTATCTGAAGGTGAAGATACTTTTGAAGTTAAACATAATACAAAAAAGGCCATGGATAAGGTTCGTGGTAAGGTTGTTGAAGCTTATAAAAAATTAAAACAGTTGTAAAATGGCCAAAGCAACAAAGGGAAACAGCCAAAAAGTTAC